GACAACGTCATCAAGCAGGATGGTTACCTGGGTTCCGTTGAAGTCTTCAGGCAAAGCCCATCGCGAAGTGTTACTATAATATGCAGCAGGTGGGGGAACTCCGGGTATTACTAAAATCTCATTTGTGCGGCTTACTGCAGAATCAAGGAACAGCATCCCCTCTCGAAGTGGTGTTGCATCTACATCTGACAAGGGATCGTACTCGAAGGACATACGCTCCATGCTGCGAGTGGCTCCTCGGTCTGTGATTAGGTAGAGACTCGATACTGCCGTAGCGTTATCGTAGAGAGGAGCTATAGCCGAGATGAGCGCCGAAGAACCACCATTGGTATTCCAGTCCGTGTCCGTTATGGTGGTCGGAGTACCAATCACATGACGGGATAACGCATAGGTTCTGTCGTCGCGTCGCCATCTTGGGGTGAGAGACACCAGCGTGCCATCGGATCTGTGGATCCAGATAAGCTGGTATGGGTTATCTTGTACCTGGATGTCCACGATACTGTTACCTGAACCCTTGAACAAGTAGTTCGGTATAGTAGTTCCATCGTCCGGTCGGTATGTCTTCTGCTTGTCGGAATACTCGATCTCGAAGATCAGGCGGCCTGAGTAGTGTACGAGAAGCAAGACGGAGCCCAGTTTGATGGGAGGAAGAATAGACCCGATATCTGCGTGCTTCTCCAAAGTAAAATACAGATTCGAATAGATCCCGTTCGCTGGCCCTGTACTCCAGAAGGCCCCCTCTGTGCCTATAAGCATCTCCGTGCCGGTATAGAACCAGCGAATAGGAGAGAACTTCTGACCTGCAAGTGTTCTGCTGAAGGCCGTAGTGTCTAGGACCGTTCCATCACGTTCTCTGGGAGAGAAATCAAAGTAGCCGTCTATCCGGGAGTTCCAGAAGGTTTCCGGATGCGATGGGGTTCCACCGAGGACGAAGCGTTGAGCAAAGAATGCACAGGCCGCTGGGTAGTTGCCTGTGTAGAAGGCCCCCTTACGCCAATCGGACGTACGGCCGTCCTCCGCAACCGATTCGTTACTGTCGTAAGGTAAAGCGTAGTCTACTTCAACCCGAGCTTGTACCGTAGAATTAGACCCTGCCGCGACAACACTGCAATTTATTACAGTGTTCTGGATCGTTACCTGGAACTTTCGGCCTACGTCTCGAGAGAACTCGAAGAGAGCTTCGGAGCTTCTGAGAGATGTCTCATTCAAGGCAGCTCCCAAATAATCCACGACGCGAATATCTTGGATATTCCCGTACTCTGTTACTGTCGTTACAGCCGTGGCTGTTACAAAGACATCCACCTCAGCTGGATTCACGCCTCCATAGTAGTAATACCCAGATGCAGCAATATCAGAGCCTAGGTGATTAATCAATTTTACCCAGACCACAGTGGCTCCTGTTCCTGCGGACCCTGCGTCGATAAAGCGGAACCAAGATCCTGCCAGAGAACCACTGAAAACAGACTTGTTCGAGGATACCGTAGGTACCGCAAGAGCCCCTATGTTCAACAGGGATGATGTCGATTGATACTCAATGCGGGCTGATGGATCCAATGTTGAGGTTATTGTTTTTACTGGTTGCAGCTTAGCTCTGGACACATCCACACCATCTCCTGATACGTATTGAGCAAGGACCCAGTCAGCTCCATCTCGATAAGATATGTAATCCCCCGGACTATGGCCAGAAAAGTCCTCTCCTTGAGATTGGACACTCACAACATAGTCGAAATCATCCAAACTCAGTTGGATATTTCTCTCCGAAGCATCGGGTCCAACGTAAGGGCCTGCGGAGAAGTCAATTACCTCAAACGTCCAATCTCCAGATGAGTTTAGGTAGAGTACCGCGGGTGGGTAGCTTCGATGTGTAAGGTAGAGTACGTCCCCAGACTCAGTGTACCGAACGTCTCGAATATCTGCACTAGCATAGTAGGCCGCTGTAGCTGTTAGAGCCTGGAAAGGGTCTGAGTACGTAGTTACTACATCCTGGGGTATGAGATAAGGGGACGGAGTTTTCCATGCTCCAGAGCTAAAAACGAGCTCTTCGCTTATTGATATATTCGTATCCCCTACAACCAACAACACGGTGGAGATGTTGACGAAGGTGTCCGTTACAAAGTTGTATTTGATTTCGTAATACTCATACTCGTATGAATTAAAGTCCGTATTTGAGGCAGACTTGAGAAAATATTTATAATTCCCGGACACCCTTGAGTATTCGTATGTACCCCTAAGATTAGAATAGTCTGAAACGCTGGTCAGTACGATATACTCCGCTGTGAGGCCAACAGTTCCTGGCTTAATTACACGAAGTCCTGCGCCGAACAGCTCGAAGAGGTACCCCTGATTTGTCGTCGGGGAGAATGGGATCATCCGGTTCACGCCAGCTGAGACGGAGGCACCTGTGAACTTCTGAGTGCCGGGGCGATTGCTGATGGGTCCCTCGGAGCGGGGAATAAAATCCTTGGATAGAGCGAGTCCTGACGCGTACCTTGAGTCATCCGTGCGACCAAAGGCCCAGGGGCTCGTCTCTCCGGAACCGAAGTCAAATTGGGTGACTGATGTAGTTCTCATTACTGAAGAAGATTAGGGTATGGGTTATTCGCATTCAAGGTGCGGCGCTCCAGCCATTCGACGCTTTCGAGAACGCGGCTTGAGTCCTGCTGAGCGTCTAGGTTCTTGGCTAGCCTCCAGGCTCTGTGGAATCGACCTTCAAGGGCGTCCGTCATGTCAGCTTCACCGAACCAGCTGGACAGGGAAGTAGCCAGAGCCAAAGAGATGACGTTTCCCAGAGTCTCGTCGATGTCCCCCTCGTCGATGTCGTAGATATAAGTAAGGTAGACCTCCGACTCGTCCGCAAAAATATAGCCTCCTGCAACGTTCGAGAGGATAATGTCGTCGTGGACATCAGCTACCATACGAACACGAATCGAGTCCTCGGGTATAACGTACTGTCGAATGTGCTTGTTGACCGGGGCGACGTAGTAAACGCCGGTCTCCTTCAAGTAGAGCCGAAACGTGTCACCCAAATAGCTGGCGGCTCCGGCAAGAGTTATTCCGTAGAGCGTGTCGGCCGCAGACTCCGTTATCGTTTCGGCTTGGATCTTGATCACTCGCTGGGCTATCTTCCAGGGATAGCTGGCAAGAACTTGGCGTTTGATTCGGCCGTAACGGGCCGAAGATCCAATGGCCGACTTGTTTGAGTCGTTGTCAAATTCCTCCTGGGTAACAGATGACTGCTTTGCCTCGAAGAGTGCGTCGTTTACTATTTCCAGAACTGTCATAAAAAAGCCTCCACCCAAATTACTGGATGGAGGCTTGAGATTTGCAAGGTGTATCTCGCTTAGGTGCCGTCGACGTACAAGATGTACCCCTTCAGGTACTTCGTGTTTGCGATGGTGCCTGTCTGCGGGCTGACGAACACGTAGCTGGGTGCGGTGATGTCCATGTTGATCGCCAGAGGCAGATGCAATGGAGTTGCCGTAGCCAATGCCAAGGCAACGCCTAGGCTCTGGTTCGTGTCCACTGGCGAGGAGATCGGCGTTACGCCGGCGTCGAAGTCTGCGACTCCGTCGTCGTCGGTAAGCAGAACGATGTCCAGGAGCTTAACGGGCTTGTCGAACTTGCCTATGATGACCGGAGTGCTAACGGCGCCATCTGCAACGAAGTCAATCTCCGCAACCCGGACCCGAGCGCCTTGCTCGTTAGGGTTGAGGAACCTGTCATCCGTGGCGACGGCAACGCGAGCGAGCGCGGTGGTCTTCAGGGCGGTGGAATATACAATAGCTGCCATAATTTATTTTCCTTTCAATTTAGAGTTATACAGCGTCGAGGCAGTTGAGGCGGATCACGCACTCACCCCACATACGGACGGCGTCCATACCAAGGCTGAGGTACATGTACGGGATGTTGCGCTTACCTGGGAGCTTCCACATGTCAAATGTGAGATCCTTCGCGTAGGCAACCTTGACGGCCTGCTTCTTGGCGATGATGCACTGGCGGGGATCGCCAGAGGTACCAGCACCCAAGAGACGCTCGCAACGGAGGAAGCGGAAACCCATAAAGGTCGTAGCTTTGCCTTCTTGGAGAGCGGCGCGAGTCGTGTAGTCCAAGTTGATGATCTCAGGGATCTTGAGCAACTGAGCCGACTGGTCGGACGTGATCCATACGTCGAGGACTTCGCCCTCTTCGATGGACTCGAGACGTTCCATGGTACGGCGGGCCGCGCGAAGCTTGCCAAGTGAGATCCCTTGAGCCGTTGCGACACCTGCGCCACCACCGGCGTTTTCGTCGGACTCGACGTAGTCGACTGCAATGTCGATACCTTCGTAATCGCCAGCAGTTAGGGTATAGTCCCCAGCAGTGGTGATTGGACGAGACGTACCAGAGGATAGAGCACCAACAGTGATCTTACCAGAAGTCGCGCTAACGAAGTTGACAACGGTTTCACCCTTCTTACCGACGTTGGCCGTGTCGAAGATGCGGCCGATGACGATGTCGTCCATCTTGCGATGAGCAGCACCCTTCAAAGCCATGGTGTATGCGTTGCGTGGATCACTCGACATGCGGACGAGATCCTTGGGCTCGATCATCTTACCCTGCTCGAAATCGCGGAGGCCAATGCGTCTGCGATCGTGCGGGATCTCTGATACGGGATTGTCATGGTAACGAGTAGTCACCTCGACGAGTTCTTCAGCTAGACCGATACGGTCGTAGTATTCGAACTCGGATGCTTGAGACACGACATCAAAGTATTGGGCGAGCTTGGTGTCCATTTGCTGGAACTGCTGCTCGAAGCCGTCTTTGTAGCGTTGAATGAAGGCGACCTCGATAGCTGATGCTCCGGTACCGCCTGCAGAAGAAATTCCTTCCGGCATAGTTTTTTAGTCCTCTTAGAGTTGTGGTTGAGTACGGTTGGTTGGAGCTACCCCGCGAAGGACTGCCGGTAGTGCTTACGTCACCAGGCGGCCATAAAAATGGCGTCATCAGGACCAATGGCTACCCTGATGACGCCGAAGCTATCTCGCTTTTTACAACTTAGTCAAGTCTATCGAGTACCGGGGTAAGCAATTTTATAGAGGCTGTCCATTTTGCCGTTGAGGTGAGTGGCTGTAGCCGGGTCCGAAGTGCCATTCAAAACCTTGGCATAATCAGGGGATCTGTTGATCTCGTCGATCATGGCCTTGGCTTGAACAGGGTTCCCCGGCTCTGGCGGACGACCGCCGTTGACCGATCGGTCGCTCTGCATCTGGAAGCCGACTTCCGCGAATATCTTGATGAACTCAGGGTTGTTGGTGATCTCCGGATAGTTGCCGAGCATGGTCCTCAGGTCCTGGGAGGCCAAGCGGTTCAGAGCGGATTCAGCAGAATCCAAAGTCACCTGGTAATTATTGCCTAGCTCCGATCGAAGACCAGCCATGTCATTGACGAGCTTGTCTTCGAGAAGCTTGTCGTTGGAAACCTTGGCTTCCTGCAACTTCTGGGCGTAGGTTCCAGCGAGCTTCTGAGCGTCGGCTTGGTTGAGTCCGAGCTCGTGGGCTACGTCAAGGGCGAGAGCGGAATCCTCCTCCGAGATCGCAAGGAGCTGGGGTTCCCCGGCTTCGTCGATACCAGTCTGGTACTCCTTGAACGGGAGATACTCCTCGCGAGTGGCTGGGGCCCCAAGATGCTGGGATTTCCAAGCTCTGGTTTCCTCAGGAGTCGCGCCGGCCTTCAAGGCAGGCCACTTTTCTACGCCGACGAGCTTCTGTGCGTTCTGCGTCATCTTGGCCATGGCGTTCAAAGCCTCTGGCATAGTCTCGGCTTGGATGCCGGAGATCGTTGGATCGGTTCGGTAGGACTGGTCCAGGGATTCGATCCAGCTTGCGGATTGTCCTTCTTGGCTACCAGCTCCACCTAGAACACTAGTGGACGCAGCTGCGCTTCCCTCTGTTTCCGTGGTTGTCTGACCTGTGGTTTCACTCATATGTCTTGATGTTTCTTTGTGCTGCCTGCTTCCGAGCGTACTCTTCAGCGTTGTCAATGGACTTCTTGAGGATGTCATCCTCCGAGAGCCCGAGAATCTTGATGATCGAGAACAGCCTGCGGTGGTTCTCGTCCTTGCGGATATAGTACTCCAGGTCCTTGGGACCTCGAAGGTCGTAGTCAGTGAGCCCGGAGTCGGTGAGCCACTTCGTGAGAAGGGTGTGGCCGAACGGGTTGTCGAATACTTGTTGGGTGAGCTCTGGAACCGAGAGCCTTGGGTCTACTTGATTTTCTGCCATAAATTACATTGCCAAGCCCTTTTCCTGGGCAGTGGCTACATCCTTCAAGGCACCGGCGACCTGGCCCATCTGCTGAGTCTGCATCGTCTGCTGCTCGTTTTGTTGGGCCTTCTTACGGTCGTCCTGGATCTGCCGGACCTTCTCGGGACTGCGGATCACGCGGCGGGTCACGTCTCGGTAGACCGCCTGGACCTGAGCAACCTGCGCAAAATCAATCCCGTCGTATATCTCAGGGTTGATAGAAGCCATCGGAGCCAGATCCGCGAGGTATTGGGTGATCCCTTGAGCCTTGGACGAATCCTTGGCCTTGGCTGCAGGAGAATTGTAAATGATCTCCAGAGGTCGGCCCTTGAGAGAGTCCGGGGGTGGAGGGAGGACTCCTGCCTGGTCCAAGAGGAAGAAACTTCCGCGAATGCAAGGGCTGGCAAATTCAGCTTCGAGTCGGCCAAGAGGTGACGATATCTGGCGCAGCATTTCCTGCCGGTCATCTGAAATTTCATGGACACTCTGGCGCTCCTTTTTCTTTTCACGAAGAAGCCAATCCACATGGAAACTCTTCGCAATCTGGCCTCGCTTCTGCTCGAGCAGCTCAAGCGTGATGCCGAAGTTGCCTCCGAGGTTCAGGGTCTCCGGCTTCTCAGTTCCAGGAGTCTTGAAGATCAAGGACCCAGGAACATAGGAGATCGGGAGCGTGTATCCGTCGTCGTCCAAAATCATGGGCGGACGATTGGCGAGCTGGGCTGCCATGATCAATTCCTTGTACATGAGCTGAAGCAGCTCAATGTCAGGGCTCGCGGTAATAGCTGGTCCACGGCCGTAAATCTCGCCAGCCATAGTGGTCCAACGAGGAACCATGTACGGAAACAAGTCGTAGCCAGAACGTCGTAGTTCAAGACGAGACTCCTCGATGAAGTAAACCGAGACGAACCTTTTTGAGATGTTGGTTGGAACGTAGACGGAAGTGACGTGGTCCTCGTTCGGATAAGCTGCATGAGTCACCTTGTAGAGCGTATCTTTGGAGACGCCTGCCGATGTCATATTAGCCGGAAGGTCCACGTTCGGAAATTCCTGCTGAATCTGGGTGACGGTCATCATCATATCCCGGAAGATAGTGTCGACCATGCCGGAAGCGCTTTCCATGATCTTGCAGGAAGCAAGAGGATACGCGCGGAACTTCAGGATCTTGACCTTGTCGTCCCACTCGCGAAACAGGATGCCGGTTCCGTAGGACGACACGTCCGAGTACATCTCTATCATGGACTGATCCATCCGGGACCGAGGGTCCAAGAAGTACGAATACATGATGTCTGTCGTGAGCTCGAGCCATTCAGCCTCCTCGGGAGCAAGGCCCTCGAAGGGAACGCCGCGAAGAGCAAGATGGAACCAACGAGTCCCTGGGTCGGACATGTAGGAGTGCAGGCCGGACGCGAGTTGCTCGGCGGCCCATACTGCAGTGGAGTCGTAGATCCGCTGGGCAGCGGGCTGGCCCCGGCCAATAGCTCCGTTGAAACTCGGGCTGTTGGGTCGGACTAAATTGCGGACTGTCTCGTTGAGGCCGTTCCAGCGATTGTGCGTGGTGCACGCCTCGGAATACATAGCCAAGATCGGCTGGGGTACTGTTGCGTAGTCTTCAGAC